TTAAATAGATGTGGTCTCTTTACTGTAAATTACCGACATGAGCCTTGCATACCATGGCGCTTTAGGACTCCACTTGTAACACGGCATGTCCTTACCATTGTTGTCCTTGTAAATCTGCTGGATGATTTTTAATTCGTCTGGATGACCCAATGTTATTACTTTTTGACCGTCAAAATAATACACTGCACCTTTTCCCTCTACTGTAAATAAACATTTCATCTCTTCTTCTCCTTCCTGTTCGATTCCTGTATTCTGGTTTTTTTGTTCGCTGCATGCAGACGCTCTACTGTCGATCGCCTTTGCAATCAGCTCAGCAATTCCTTTTGTGCCTAAACTACGATACCTTGCTACATCGTCTGTGCCGGTGCAAAATAATGTCTCTACGATCATACCGGGCATATTGGATGCATTCAGATCATGGTATCCCGAACTGTACTTTACACCACGGTTAGCAAATCCTTTATTTGCGAAATTCTGGCAGATATTGCTTGCGATCGTGTTCATTGTCTGGTTAGATGCATCGTATAACCACACCTCTGTGCCTCCTGCTGACGCCGCTCCTGCCGCATTCATGTGCAAAGTTACGTAAATATCGCACCCGGCACTATTCGCCTTATTTGTTCCGTCAGATAACTCGCTGGACACATTGGATGCGTTGGAATTACAATCAACCACAGTATGACCGACTGCCTGTAGCATTGGTACAAGCTCATTGTAGATCTTCCGCACTTCTTCCTGCTCATCGATCAGACCGATTGCACCTTTACAATTTGGGGAATGCCCTCCCCTTAAGCCAATTTTCATTCTTTCTCTTCCTCCTGTTCTTCCGTTTCAAATGCTTTTTCCAGTTCTTCCGCTGTTATTCTTCCGAATTCGTTCTGTTCGCTCATGATTTCACCTCCCTCCCCGTGCGATGTCGCACAATAAAAGAGAGCCTGTTTCCAAGCTCTCTCAAATTATCTATTTATATGTAAGTGCCCTATCTGAATCTCCCGTTCCCGGTGTCGTTGGGTCCACCACTACACCAAGGATCGCCAGAACCGCAAAGAGTGCATTGATCACAGTTAAAAGCTTGTCTCCAAGGTTTCCAAGGTCGATTGTAAACCCAAACACTGCCGCAATTGCTTGTATCAACAGCAACAGTGCCGGGATCAGTGCTACCCAAAATGCCTTGTTTTTGATTCTTACAATCCAGTTAATCTTCTTCATTTTTCATTCTCCTTTTACAAATACATTGCTACTATTCCACCAATCACAGCTCCGATCAGTGCAGTTACTACTCCATCCCACCGTTTAGCTGGTGTCTGCTCAAGGTGCGTAACTTTTGTAGTGAGCTGCACAAGAGTCTGGTTCATAAAGCCGACCTCTTTAGTTAGTCCTACCATCTCCTGCGCCAGCTGATGCACCACACTCACAACGTCCTCTGCTTCTTTCATTCGGTGCTTTAGAGAGCCGATCTCCTTGCCGTGCTCTGCAAGTTTCACTTCTACTTCATTTTCTGTCATGTCTTTCCTCCGGTTTTTAAAATATAAAAATAAGACCGCGATGGTCTTGCTCTAATCTCCATATTCGCTCCTTTAATCAATCATCTGTAATCCACGTGAACGTTGCGTGACGTTCTGTCCATGCGGCATTCTCCACATAAATCTTGATCCCCCCATCTTTTCCTATGCCGTATCTTCCCGTTCCAAATATGTTAGGTCCTGAAACTTCACTATAGGGAGCAAAGAAATCCATAACCGGTCGATATCCTACTGGAATTTTCACTTCGTTGAATGGCCCGTATTCGCCACTTCCCGGAAATTGTGCAATCATTGTGATCTTGCATGTTACCATACATCCTCTTCTTTTTAGTTCCACACGGATGTTATTTGCGGAGTTTGTACTTGTATATGGACCTTTCACGGTACCGGAATCGTAAGAGATAGATTTTGTAAGCTGCTTAATTGTCCTAATAAGCCATATGCTATCTCCATTTATGTTTGTCACCGAAAAGTCACGCATCTCCTCATCTCCGCGAATAGAGCATACCATAGATCCATTCGCGATATCATCTGCCATGCTACTGTCGCCGGAATAAAATTCTAATCCAGAGTAGTTTAATCGACTCCCCCAGTACCTAGACGCTGTAAACGATCTTACCATGTCAATATTCTCTTTTTTTACAAAAACGGAAATTGTACCGTCACTGCTTTTAGACACGATCTCTCCGGTGTCTACATTTATGTAAAAGTGTCCACCCTTACTCTTAATAAGTCCGGCTGTTACAGTTCCAAGGTTGGCAACGATCGCACTGAGCGTTTGCACGTCCAGATTCTCGACTGCGATATAATGGATCACCCACCTACTTCCATCCCACCGCTTGATCGGCTGACCGGATGCCGTTTGCCATAACTGGCCAACTTTAGGATTTGACGGAGCCGTAGAAGATACAATTATGCCACTTGGTCCTGTTGCTCCTGTAGCACCGGTCGCTCCCTTATCACCATATACTCCGATGATACATGGTGCTGATTGATACGTGCTACCATTTGTATAGGTAACAACTTCATAATTCCACAGATATTTTTTTGACGCCGTTATTGCTTGTACAGTTGTAGTCCATCCTGATGTGGACGCTGACACACCACTTCCGCTTGCCGTTGCAAGATAATAATTCGTGATAGACTTTATTCCGTTTCCAGTTGCTCCTTGCGGCCCCGTTGCGCCAGTTGCCCCTTGCGGTCCTTTCTCACCTTGCGGACCCTGTTCTCCGTCTTTTCCATCCTCTCCGTCCATTACATCTGTAATCGTAACCTCGTAATACCCACGTTTTATCCCATTTTCCATAGCCTCAAACGAGTACACCGCCTTTGTATCCACGTCCGTAGCATTTACCGTAACGCTCTTACCAACATAAAACTCCCGTCCATCCTTGCTCCATCGGAATTGTAGCTTGTCTGCAACATCCACGCCGTTATCGTAAGCGTAAGCGGTCAGAGTAGTGCTACCGATGCCATTTTTAAAGATAATGCCGTTGTTTGTTGAGATAGAGCAAGTATAAACCTTATTTTTATTAATAAGGTCTTGCATCCTCTGTAATAAGCTGTCCGAAATTTCGGATGTAAGCTCTTTATAGTTTGTAAATACCGTCTTTGCTGTCTTTGGATTTGTAAGACTGCGCACCTGTTCGGACACTCTCGCCTGTAGATAAAGCACTGGTGTCCACTCCTGATCCTGCATCCTCACGGTGTCCCCGATGTTGGTGTCAAAATATCCATCCACCTCGTAGGTCACTACTGGTTCGGATGCTGTTTTAAGATCAGACAGAGCCATGCTATAGAGCTTGTCCTTGCTGTCTGTATCGTACTCTTTTCGCATCAGGATATAAGCATCAGCCTTATTTACGATATTGGATGGGAACCGGTCCCTTGCCTGTGGGGCACGGATGATCGCGCCGTCTGTAAAGTACTCGATATTCCTGTTCTCATCGTATTCTTTTTTGTCCAGTCCATTGATCGTCAGCCCGTCTTTCCCGGTCGGCTGGATACAGGTGTAAAGCTTCTCGGCATCTGTGGTTTTTCGAATTCCGGTAATTCCTTTCCCGTACCGCAGTACAATGTCATTCCGGTATTCTCCGACTCCGCTGTCTGTGTCGGAGTGTTCTCGGTAGACATTCAGGACAATCTCTTTTAAAGAGTAATCCTTATTTAAAACAGTCTCAAATTCGATTTCAGCCGAAAATACATTAGCCAAAGAAAACAATCTCTTTAATACGGACGTTGTACCTGTCCATTCGTTGGTGATTCGCTTGTCTGATACCTCATTGAGCCCCAGTTTTAGTGTTCTCTCAGCATCAAAAACGGCAAGGTACTCCTCAAAGCTCATTGCTTTTCCGGCTTTGTACTCTCCGGCATCCTCATTGATTAACTCAAACGACAGCGACCATGCCGTGGCAGTGATTGTCTGCTCTGTTTGGTCTGTATTTACAATGTTTAAGTAGTATGATTTCCCCTTGTAAGTAAATGCTACCTTATTCCCAGCTTTGACATGCTGCGCGTCTGGATGCTTTGCATTTACCGTAAAAGTGTAAGTATTCGCCGTACCCTGCAAGTATTCGTGCAGCTCATCTCCCCAGTAGTGCATGGACTTTTTATGTGCATTATCCATAAATGCTACTGGTGTGTTATTTGCACTTAAAATCGCAATTCTAATACTGTCCATTACAAGTATACCTCCCGTATTTTCGCTTTAATATGCGGCGGTGGAGATGAAAAGGAAGAATAGCAGAACTGGACTTCCGTTGTCCCCGGTGGAACTTTTGGATAATTGGATCCATTAATCTCATCTCCTTTTGCCGGCATCCCGTTTACATAGACCTTTGTACTCTCTCCATCTATAGACACCACATCTCCGGCACGATACCGGTTTGGTACGTCCTTATACTTATCGACATTGTCTTTTCGGAAACGAATGCTTTTTAAATAGTTGTGTGTAACGTACTGGTTTGTAAGATTCCTGTCTCCCCACTGTCCAATCCAGATCTGGATTTTTTCGCATTCCATGTCTTTAATTTCTGGGATCGTGAGATCTCTGTAAGTACCATACCAGAAAATCCGCAGCTTTTCTCCCTCTTTTAAAAAGTCGTTGTGGCATCCCATTTTAAGATTAAACGGATTACCCTCGTAGGCTGTCGGTTGGAACTCTTCTCGTCTGATTAAGGTGTTTCCGGGAGCAAACCACTCGATACGAGCCGTGTTTCCGACAGAATCGCTCTTGTTGATAGACATTGCGCAGATTACTTTATTATCTCCTGTCAGAAATGCAATGGTCTGTGCTCCCGTCTGTCCCATCAATCCGGTTTCAAACCAGTGCTGCGTGTAGCAGTAAAAGTTCTTTGCACCACCTCTACCCTCGCTGTCTGCCGGGATAGTAAGTGTTTTCATTCCACCGTTCCAGTATCCGGATGTTGCTTGTCCACCTTTTAATGCCATCACGTTATATCCGGCAACATTCTTGACTTCGAGTGTTCCCTGTGTGGTGTTTTCTGGATTTTGGTAAGAGGTGCCGTGATCGTCTTGAAACAGGCTGTATCCATCAAACAGGTTTTCAGACGCTTTGTAATTCTCTCCGTCTGTTTCCTCCTCTTTTCCAAGCTGGATCACCCCGTACTGGCTCACAAGTCCGATAAATCCGTTCTCGTGCTGGTGTGTGATCTCATAGTCCACATCCGCCCATTCAGTGCCGTTGTTTTGAATGGTAATGGTCTGGTAGCCGTTATTCTGGACGCCATAGAAGTCGAATTCTGCGGTGGAGTATGCTACACCGTCAGGGATTAGCCATGTGATCGTGCCGGTGCTGTACATATCATCCTCTCCCAGTACCGGTTCCCCATCCACGATTGCTTCATAGTAAATGCTTGGTTCGTCAGAAAAAATCAGTCTCTTTGGTTCTTTACTATACAGAATTTCTGACATTTTTCTGCGGAACTCACTGAGTTCCCTTGCCGTAGAGTTTGAAATACGAAACTCCATTACAATCTGTTTTGGAGAGTACGTGGAATGCGTAAACTCTCCTCCATTTACATTTTCAATGCTCCTTGTATTATTTGTGATGGAAGGTGATAAGTTCCGGTCAAGTCTTGTAATCTTAACCGGAATATCCACGCCTCCATAGGTTGCTTTAAGCAAGCCCAACTCTCTCACCTCCTAATAGTTTCTCGAAATCATCCATCTTTTTTATCATCGGTCTTGCATATCCAACCGTCTGCTGTGCGACAACTCTTCCGTCCAGCGTCGTTGTCAGATTGATATTTAGATTAATATCCTTTTCGCCCATAATCTCCAAGATTGATTCCTTAATATAGCCTTTTAACGATCTAAGTGGAGTGATTGCTTCTGCTTCTCTTTCCGCAGCACCACCGATTCCTCCGGACGGCATCTGGAATAATGCTGGCTTCGTAAGGATTCCACCATCTTTAAACCATTTCACGTCCAACATCGGCAGACTCGGTAATAGATCGGACAAATTGATATCTCCAATGCCATTCTCGTACCCAACTCCACGATAAGCTGCTGCAAGGCTTCCGTACGTAGACACTGCGTACCGGATGGATGCAAGCATATTGGACAGCGGATCGTAGATATTTTTATCGTATCCCGGCATTGCATAGGCTCTAAATGTCGGGTCAATGACCTGCATAAGTCCCTTGGATGGCGTCCCATTAATCGCATTGATATCCCAGTTGTTAATCGCATTCGGATTTCCACCGGATTCTGTCTGCATCTGGTATAACAGACGTTCCAAGTTCGCTTCGGAATACTGCCCAGTCATCTGTAACGCCCTTGTGGCTAACGTTCTCCACTGCTCTACTCCTGCACTTGGATTGTAGTTTACATGTGACTGAGTATCAAATATCCCTTTTACAAAACCAACAACGCTATCAAATACTGTATTGACCGCACCTTTTGCAACGGATATCCACGGTTCAAACGCTCCCGTTAAATCCGTAAATTTATCGATGGCAATCTGTACGATCTTACTTGGATGCGTGATATAATCCCATACATTTCCCGTAAAGTCTTTTACAGTATCCCAGACACCACCGAAAAACTCACCGATTCCACTTGCAAAATGCGGAAGTTCTTCCAGAAAACTCTTTGTTTGGTTGGCTGGCATGATTTTCGTTCCTTTTTCCAGTGGCAGAACTACATCTCTTCCTTCTGGAATAAATGGTTTTCCATGTGGTGGAACGATCATTTCTTTGTATGTAGAGCCTTTCTGGTCGTTTACGATACCTAGCGTGTCTTTTGGGATGCCACCAGTTCCTCTTGCAAACTTCGGGACTTCCCACAATGCAAATTGCTTGTCCGATCCTACTTTATCAAGCACCCAGTTTACACCATTAATTACACCGTTTACCGCTCCACCGATAGGCTTTACAATTGCGTTCGCAATCCCTTTCACGATTCCTCCAAGAGTATCCTTGAGATTGTTAAATCCGTCTTTAATAAACTTCCAAACGGAAGAAAAAGCGTCCATAGCTTTCTCTTTGATCGAATCCCATATTCCACCGAGCGTGTCCTTAATGCTGTTCCAGATTCCAGTTGCAGTATCCTTGATTCCATTCCAGATACCGGAAAAGAAATTCGCAACAGGCGTGAATATAGCACTTGCGGTGTCACTTATCCAATCCCATGCGCTTTTTAATGCAAATTTAATTACTTCCCAAACCGTATAAATAACAGCTTGAATCGCGTACATAACCGCACCGATCGTTCCCTCGATAAATTTCAGAGGTCCTTCTATTACGTTATAAATCTGCTCCCAGATATCAGCAAAGAAATCCTTAATGCCGTTCCACACTCCCTGGATTTTTTCCGATATAGAGTCCCATAATCCAGACATCCAATCTTTAAATGCATTCCATTTTTCGGACAGCCAGTCTGTGATATCTCCCCAGTTTTTTATTACTGCCACAACTGCTGCAACCACCGCAATAATTCCGGCAATAATTCCGGCTACTGGTAATAGCACTCCTGTCAAAAATGCCATTGCACCTCCAGCCGCTGCTATTCCACCAGCTACAACCGCAAGAATCGGCAGTAATTGCGAAATTACAATTGCAATCCCACCGATTACGACTATAATAGTCTTGCTTGTTTCAGAAAGACCGCTAAACCACTTTGCAACTTTCTGAATTATAGGAACAAGTGTTTCAAGGATTGGGGCTACTGCTTCTGAAATCGCACCACCAAACTCAGCCATAGCCAACTTTGCGTTATTTAGCGCAACCGTTTCTTCGTCAATCGGATTTAAAGTATTTTCGAAAGTCGTTTCCACAGTTCCTTGACTGTCTGATGCAGCGCCTCCTAGGTCATTCAGGTTCAGAACGCCTCTCTGGATGGCATCTACCATCCTCACAGCACCTTTTGTTCCGAATACCTCAGCAGCAGCATTTAAGGCTTCCGTCTGGTTAGTCGCATTCAAAATTTTATCCTGCGTTTCTGCCAATCCGTCACTGAGTGATTTACCGTCTTTTGCATAACCTACCGCAGCCTTTGATAAGCTACTTAATGCAGCAGATCCATCAACACCAGCTTGCTCAAATGCCCCCAGAAGCTTTACCGATCCAGAGAAACTCAATCCCAATTCCTGTAGCTGTGGTGCGCCTTCGATCGCTTTTTTGAATAGATCGTCTACAGATACGCCCGTGTCTTGCGCTGTTTTTGCGACATCATCAAGTACACTGTCTAGATCATCACTCGACATGTGGAATACGCTAATCGCCTGTTTTGCATTTTGCGTTGATGCTACCACATCGGATCCAGTAATTTCCGAAAACTTCAACATTTTTTCAGATGCATGTTGCAATTTTTCATCGGTGAACCCGAACTGCGTATTCATCTCTCCAATTACTTTTCCAATGTTTTCAAGGTTATCTATTGGAAGGCTGGACGCAATGCTTTTATAGACATTATCCATTCCCTCAGCAAGTTTTCCTGTTGCACCTGTCGCTGTTATGATTGCATCAGATCCGGCATCTACCTCATTAAATGCTTCTTTTGCATTGTCGCTAAACTCTTTTATCTTTTGCCCTGCATCTGCTATAATTTCAGCGGCTTGCATCATGTTTCCTGCGACAATTCCTTTTCCAATTCCGTCAAGTGCTTCCTCTGCTTCATCTGAATTCTTCTTCATCTCGTTCAGGTCGTTGCTCACTTCATCAATACTCGCCCCGTCATCTACCTTATTCAGTGTAGCTTTCATCTTTGACAGGTCAGTTTCTGCCCCAAGCGCTTCTTTTCCTATTTTGTTGAGTGCAACAGTCAGATCGTCACTGTTTGCAGTTCCATTTTTTATAGCATTTGTCAGCCTTGTGCCGAGCACGTCCTGAAAATCATCCAGAGACTTTCCAGTTGCTTCGAACAGCGTCTGCAACTGCTTCGTACTTTCCTTCAGGGACTTCTGTTCAGTCTCCATCCGGCTAATCTGCGTGGTGTAAGATTTTAAATCCTGTTCCGTTTTCGCAATTTCCCTCTGAAATTCTCGGTACTCTTCCGCTCCGATGTCACCAGATTTAAACTTCTTTTCTACTTCTCCCTGTGCCTGCTTTAAGGCTTCCAGCTTTTCCTTGGTATTTTCGACCTGTTTACTTAATAACTCCTGTTTCTGTGCAAGCAACTGCGTATTCTTCGGGTCAAATTTTAACAATTTATTTACAGAGCTTAATTCGCTACCAAGACTTTTTGATGTATCTTCCGCGGATTTCAAAGCTTTGCTGAGTGCCGTTGTATCCGCACCGAATTTTATTGTGATTCCTTTTATTTTGCTATTCGCCACTTTCTCACCTCTTTAAAAATTATCAAAATCTTCCTGTGTTGCTTTTCTCGCAGTAGGATTTTCATCCTTCTTTTGGTTGTCGATATACTCTTGTACGTAATCTAGACAGTCACCGATAGTCATTTCTTCCATATCTTCACTTGTCAGCCCAACTTGTCTGCAAACATAAAAAAAAGATTCATTCGTAAACGGCTCTCCGCTAGATGAATCTTTATCATTTATTTTTTTTTACTTGTTGGCATGGTGTCTGTAAGCAGATCCTTTACTTCTCCCATGATTTCATTGAACGGGAATACTTCAAATCCATCTAGCCATTCCAATGGATCAGGAATCGTCCTGTCTGCCGTTTTCGCCATTGTCCAGATGATGTCGTAAAACACTTCCATGTCCATGTGGTCAAGCGAAGCAAAAGAAATGTCCTGTATTCCAAAATTCCTTTTCGTTCCTTTTCCAAACACTTTCGCTACTTTCATCAGGTCTGCAAAATAATCTCTTCCAAACTGCGCTTTATATCGTTTCGGCAATGCTGCCGTTGATTTTAATTTCACTTGTTTTTCGTCAATGTAAATTGTTTTTTCCATAACATCCTCCACTTTTTCTATTTGGGGCAGATCACTCCGCCCTTTATTTCGCTTTACCTACTTTTGCCTTTCCAATCTTCCCCCTGCCTACCAAGGCGAGGTCTTCAGGGGGTGCTATTCCCCCGATTTTTCATATACTGTTGTATACCAAGAGTTATATGTTGCTTCATCAACTCCTGCTGCTGTGGATGCTTTAACTAAGTTGTCTGTCGGTCTCGGACTTGCCACAAGCGAAAGTTCTGTTGTGTTCGGTTCTCCACTGTCTTTTTGTTGTACTTCCGACAGATGGTCTGTTTACAGAGCAGTAATAAAAGAGGTGTCTAGTTGCCTTGGCATCTCCCTGAAATTCAAACATCAGTGCGATATTCGCTACCTGTGCGTCAGAGTTTTTCGAGAATCACTCCTTTTTCTGTTTTCTCCTCTTTTAACACTTCTGTCCGGAATTCTTCCGGTACTCTCGCAAGTGTAAGTGTACCATCGTATCCCTGATTATTTGCGTTGGTGTAATAATCAATATCATCTGCTTTTAAACCGGATCAGGTCACCGCTCTTGTCGAATGTGATACTTACCGCTCCAGGTAATCTCTTGGGCGATCCGTATGTGATTTTTCCGCTTTCTCCTTCTGTAATAACAGCGTAATAACAGTTTCTTAACCCGAATTCTACTTTGTTTTTCTTTTCCTGCCATGTTCTTTTACCTCCTATATTTTCAATTTCATATGCTTTCAAATACATATTTTCAGATTCTAAAAAAACTCTCGTACGATTCATACGGGAGTTCATTACTGTTTAATAGTTCCTTTACTTTTTTCTCTAACTGCAAGTCTTTCTGATCTGTGTATACCTCGATCGTGACGGCGTATCCCTCGTAATACACGGTGTCATCCGCATAAAAATCCGATATCCTCGTCCACATAGTATACGATGTACGGTAATTCTGGTACTTGACCGACTGCAAAACAACGATACGCAATCGGAAGATCTAGCGTTTTTAACTTGTCTTTTAATTCTGGCAATGTCATTTCACAGCCTCCTTTTCCAGTTCTTCGACATACTCTTTTATGCATTCCTGTTCCACTTCTTCGATATGCGGATATGCTCGTACTTCACCGATTTTTCTCCCACCACGTTTCAACTGGTGTCCTTTTTCCAGTAGATGGGTTAGGCGATATGTCGGTTTTTTATTATACACTGTTATTCCATCTCTCCCAGATTCCCTTGTCCATCCTTTTGCGTACCGTCCGCTGCTCTTTTGACTGTTTGCTTTCAACTTCTTCACAGCTTTTTCGGAAACGTTCATGGCAACATCCTGTGTGGTTTCTTTTACTTCTTCTGTGTATTCTTCCATCTGCCGCATGATTTCTCTGGCGAGTTTTGTCAGCACTTATGCTTTCACTCATTTTTCGATCCTTTCAGTAACATGTCAATTCCAGCTCTTCCATGCTGATTGGATACGTCTTAAATCACTTTCAGCTTCTTTCCGTGGAATCGGATATATCTCTGTCCTTCATATTCGTAAGGATGCACGATCAAATTTTCTGAAATTTCCATATTGTTCTGTCCTGCAAGGTAGAATTCATTTCGGGGAACTTTTTTCTTTACAACACCAGATCTCCTGTTCCGCTTCAATCGGTACTTGCTGACCGATCTCATCCTCTTCATACCCATTGGAAAGATATCAATATCACTTTCTCATCCCATGTTCGATTTCATTTTGCACCGGCCTTTAATCATCAAGATTGTTCAACCGCGAACCTGATTACTTCTAGGAATCACCCCATCTTCTGGATGATTGTACTTCCACGTAGCCCAATCTAGCCAACAAGGCAGGATGTGGTCCATATCTCTCTTCCTTGATGCGAACGCCATATACATTTTCGCATTCATCGAGAATTCCATCTATGATCGCATAAAGGACGGAATCCCTACTATCTGTAGAGATTCCAAGTCTGTCTTTTAATAGTTGCAATACAATCGCTCTCATAAGCATACTCCTTATGAATTCGCCATGATCCCCTGTTTTTTCATTTCCGCAAGAATTGCATTGATTTTTATTTTCAGGTCAGCTGTTGTTTCTGTAGACAAATCTGCGATCAAAGCCATCTGTTTCACACCGCCCAGCGTTGTTTTGTTCGCCGCTGGAAGAGTGTAGCTTGGTCCTGCTGGTCCAACCTGCTCATTCTTCACGCCCTGCTCTAACTTATTCAGTTTCTCTGCTGTAATAACGTCGCCGTCATTCCATGTAGTTGGTGTATATGCCATTTTGAATACCTCCATTATACTATTTTGCTTTACCTACTTTTGCCTTTCCGACTTTCCCTCTGCCAACTAAGGCTACATCGTCAGAGGGAATTATTCCCCCGGTGTGTATGTAATATAGAATCCAGCATTTGTATCTGTTTTCTTGACATCGTATCTTACAATTCCAGCAAGCAGTTTTCCATAGATCTGATTGTCTACCCATTCAACGCTTGTCTGTTTGCGGTCGAAAAATGTGCAGAATGATTTCGGATCACCGACAAAACTTTCAGTTCTCCATCTCCTGCGATCATATCATCGTCCAGAACGACTACCTCTCTGCCAAACAGCATTTTTCCGCTTGAGGAAGTGATGGAATCCTGCAACAGATATCTTCCATTCTTGTCTTTCAGCTTGTCCAGCTCGGCATACAAGGAAGCTGAAATGATGAATTTTCACAGGATACACTTTCTTGATTTCTTTGTTCACCAAGTCTTTCAGTCCATCCAGCCCTGTAACACTTTTCGCCGTTGCACTCTTTAATACAGTTGCAATATCTGTATTTCTTGTATTTACGGACTGGTCATTGATTTCATCTCGGATCAGACCCGTTACATCATAATCAGCATCATCGATTGCCTCCTGAGAGATCGGGATATACCCTCTTCTTGTTGCAATACTGTAGTTGATTTCTGTGATTTTTGGTTTCGCAAGTTCTGGATTCTGCTCTAATTCTGCAACCGTGTTCATTTTGCTTCCAGATTTTTCAATTACCGGGTATTTCCCAGACGCACTGTTGACACTTACATTTTTCACGTAGTTTTTCAGGTCTACAATATCCTCTGGTTTTCTCCTGTGGAGCAAGAATTTCTACCGGGATCAAAATACCTGCATCCGCTTCTTTAAATCCGCTCTCTCTTACCTGCCCTTTGGACTTCACAAATGCGTTAATTGCGCTTCTTGCCTCTTCGATTTCTTCACTTCTTTTACCCATATCCTTCTCCTTTTCACGTTTTTCTGGAGCTTTTTCATACTCCTTCATTTTTCCACGCAGCTCGCCAAGCTCTGTTTCAAGCTCACTTTTTCTTTCTTCGTGCGCTTCTTTTTCCTCCGTAAACTTTGTGATAGCATCATCCACAGTAGAGCGCTCCTCTTCCGTGTTTGCTTCATTGATGGATGTCTCAAGTTCCTTTTCTCTTGTTTCAAAATCCGCATCTTTTCCACGAATTTCTTCCAGTTCCTTTTCTTTGTCTGCGATCTGTTTCGCAAGCATTAACTGTCTTAAAGCCATTACTTTTCTCCTTTCAATCTCTTTGTAGCGTTGCTTCGCCACTGTTCCATCTGTTTTTCTCGATACTGTTCCACCTGTGCATGTCTCGCCTGTACGCCCGTATCTTCATAAGCCGGGAATGTGCATACAGACACTTCGTGCAGATCAACTTCTCGTATTGTCCATTTCACAGTGCCGTCATCTCTCCAATCGGTTTCCTCCCGCCAAAATATTGAATCCAAATGAGCATTGATCCACATCTCCACGTTTTACCCTCTCATACAGGTTCATTGCGTCCGAATCGTTTTCATTGATATCAATTTCGCCCCATAGACCTCTTGT